AACCGCTCTTTCCACGATCAACTCCTGAAGCGCCAAGGCAATGCGGTTCACTGGCTCGGTGCCATCTTCCTCCACCGTCTCCATTTTCTTTGTCTGGGGGTTCTTGACCTTCCGTTCTTTCTTTACCGGCTTATCCGGCCTGTCTATCGGACTCATGACCCTGTGTTGCTCAGGGTCGAGCATGGCCTTTATATCTTCGATATTCGGCGCGGGCGTGGAACGCTTTTTAAGGTTATCGATCAGCGCCTCAATCGTTGTTTCGCCCTTGGGCATGAAATCCTTTATCTTCATGGTGTAATACTAAAAGTAACCGGCATAGTCGGCTGTCTCGTAAACGTTTATTGGATGGAAGGTATTGGCCAATGAGTCGAAAAGGTCGGTGGATCGACCAAGGCGCTTCTTGATGTCTTCCTTCGGCTCTATGATGATGGATCCGTTTGACTGGAACTTCCATTTAATCTCGATCGCCTCCTCTTTGAACCGGTCATTGGGCGGCAGCATCGCATTTTGGCCATTCTTCGGGTTCAGCCAGTCACGGACCGCCCAGAAAAGCCATGCCCGCATGTTGGCAAACTCATATTGCCCTGTGACGTCGGTCATCGGCACCTCGTTCTGTTTGGCGGCTTCGGAGTACTTGCAGCTGATTACCCGTCCTTCGTATCCGAGCTCTACCAGACGTGAATACACGCCGGCACCTTCACCGATGGTGTCAATGGAGCTAACAGCGTCCTCGTCGTTGGCAAGGATGTTGGCGATCCGGCCAGCCGTCTCCATGTGATCGGCTACACCGGCGCTGTTGGTCTCATAGAACTTGATGACGATGTTGTCCTTGCGGTGGCAGTCCACGGAACTGTCACGGCCCATACCGGCAACGTCATTCCCCAGAATGAGCCGCCCGGGATAGTATTGCGTTTCCCTTGTCTCGTGGTATTCCACCCAACGCTGCTCAGCAAGTTCGATCCACTGCTCGGGAATAAGCGCAGCTTCGTCGACTTTCGGGAATTTTCCGAGCACCTTCACGCGGAATCGATCTTCGGGCCGGTACCACTGGCCCTCGAACTGGAAGTCGTCCTCCTCTTCCTTGACCTCATCAATCCGGATCGGCCGGCACCAAAGATCGATCTTGTCGAGTATCCATTCGTAGTCTACCTGGCCGGGGATGATCATTTTCTTGTGGACGACGTTTGGCGCATTGAGGCTGCTTAACCGAAATTTTGACCACCTATCACCCTTCTGGCTTTTGGCGGCATAACCGATCTTGGTATTCGGGTTGAATACAAGCAATATACGGCTATTGCCTTGAAGGTTACCTTCAATAGCAGCATAGGTGTCATCGTCTATACCTGATGCCTCAGTAATGGCAAACATCGTGTTGACGGCGTGGAATCCCGTCCAGGCCTCATGGTTATGCTCATCGGCTTTGAACCCGGTGAGAAACCACTCGGTGTCATCCATCCGGATATCGTAGGCATTTAACCGGCCCGGCAGGTGGACACCCTTCCGTTTCGCAGCGTTGTACAGACGGGAAATCTCGGGCATCATAATGTTTTTCACCTGCCGGTCGGTTGGTGCGGTTAATGCAACTTTGGTGTTTGCGATGAGCTCGCGTTTCTTATTCCATTTGGGCGTCAGATAGAGAAAAGCGAGCGCGGAGCAAGCCGTAACGAAATCCTTTCCCCTTGCGGTACCGGACGCAACGGTCGTTCGTGGGTTATGCTGTACTGAATCGACAATTGCCTGCTGGTCTTTGTCCAGCCGGGCACCCAAAGCATCATGGATGAACTTATTCCAGTCATTTACCCACGACTGGACTACCTTACGGCCTTTCTCGTTGATATCCGGCTTTTTAACCTGCATCGCCGCCTCCTTCCTCGGTTTCGTCATCCTCGGTATTGACACCCATCAGGAACTCGCCAAAGCCTACGTTGTGGTTGATGCTGGCTTTAGCGTCGATGGACTGGCGGTTTTTCCAGTTTTCCGGATCACGGTTGGTAAGTGTGAAGATCACGGCCGTGGGGTTTGGCATTATCTTCTTTTTCGTACGCTTCTGCGATTTGATGATCGGTTTGCCTTGTTTGTCGTTTTCGTATTCGGTAGTGACCTCCTCATACTCGTGAATATCAAGCAGTTTGGCAAGACCGGAACGCGCCATATTAGCGAATGCTTCAAGGCGCTTTTGCTCTACTTCTTTTAGAGCCTCCGCAAACTCCGCTTTGGTTTTCTTCCAATGATAAAATTGGGTTTCGGAAATACCGACCTTCACACATGTGTCAGCAATTGTGTGGTTACCAGTTGCGAGTTCATCGCAAATAGCCTCGACCATCTTCTTGCTGTACTTTGCCATGGTTACTCGGTTTCGGTTTCGGTTTCTTGATCGTTATCGATGCCCAGGACGGTGACTGACGTACCCTCGTAGGCACCCGCTATCGTTTCAATCTCCTCCTTGAGACTTTCGACATGATCTTTGTCGGTTACGGTGACCACGATCTTGATGATGGTCGCTTCTCCGTCGCCCATCCCTACGCCGACATCTTCTCCATCTTCGTCGTCGCTTTCATCAACGAGTCCACCATCGCCATCGAAGTTAGGAAGGTCCATACCCCAATCGACGAGCTGCTGTTCGTCCCAATCGTTGGCAAGGGCATCGAAGTCATGCTCACCATAACCGATATTATCCTTGATGACAAAGGCTTTCAGCTTTTCAACTGGAGTATCACTTGGGATGATTTTACAGGGGACCTTCAGCAGCCCGGCTTCGATGCAAGCCCGGAATCGCATGTTGCCGGCAATGATGACATAAGCTTCCGCATAGGGGAAAACGAGCAATTCCCGGAGATTCAGCATCTCGGGATCATCTTTTATTGACTGGACCAGCTTGGCGAATTTCTCATCTTTGATGAACCTGGGATTTTTAGGCAATCCGGGTATTTGTCCATCGTTGGGCCAAAGGTCCTTTGTCGGTAACAGTTTGATTTCGGGCTTCATCCGGGCAAAATTTCCCCGAATGTGCCGATAATGGTCTAATAGACCATAAACTAATCAAAAAAACACCAATTCAACGCTGATTTTCAATGTTTTGAACTGCCGTTCGTATGAGATCAAGGGTAGCAGATGTACTGAGTTCCTGCGGTGTCCGGCGGATAACTATCCATCCATTTACGGCGGCAAGCGAGTACTTCTCCATATCCCGCTTGTATCCCGATCCGCGGGTATGCCTTCCGTTGGTCCAGATGCCTCCCTCCTGTTCAATTGCAATCTTGTATTCGAGGATTGCATAATCGAAACGGAAACGGCGCTCTTTGAGGAACCGGTGCTCTTTGACGATTTCCAGCTTCAAGTCTGACCTGACGAGGGCGCAAAAGAAGTCAGTCGCCTGTGGTTTCTTAGTATTTTTGGCTTTGCGCGTTTTTAAGCCCGCTGACCGCTTATTTTTTTGAGACGTGTCTTTACTCATTCGAATGTACGTTAATCGATTATCGGTGCGTTTCTGTTGATTTTCCGGGTATTGATCAAAACGGGTTATCATCAAACCCGGAATTTGCGGACAATCCGGCTGTGGGGGATGAAAAATCCTTTACAAAACTCCAGTCGTCCGCGCCGGTATCCCAATCGGTGAATCCGGTGGTCGATTTGTCAAAACGAAGCTGGATGTCATCACAAGCGCCGTTGCGGTGTTTTGCGACGATGAGCTCTGCAAGTCCGTCGGTGGATAGTCCCGCTTCGTCCTCGGTTATCCCGTAGTATTCCGGCCGGAAGAGAAACATCACGATATCCGCGTCCTGCTCGATGGATCCGGATTCGCGGAGGTCGGAAAGCATGGGGCGCTTCCCGCTTCCCGGTCTGCTCTCGACTGCACGGCTGAGCTGTGAAAGCGCTATCACCGGGATATCGAGTTCCTTGGCGAGTCCTTTCAGCGTCCTGGAGATGAAACCCACCTCCTGCTCCCGGTTGCCCGATTTGTGCCGGTTGCCCGCGGTGATCAGCTGTAGGTAGTCCACGATGATGAGTTGGATGCCGTGTTTGCGTTTCAGGCGTTTGGCCTTGGCGCAAAGCTCTGTGATGCTGATTCCGGGCGTATCGTCCCAATGGATCGGCAACGAGGAAATCTTCCCCATCTTGTCATGGATGACCGCCCAATCCTCGGGATTGAGGGCTTTTTTCTTGATTCGCCCGAATGGGATGCCGGTAACGATCGAAAGCTCTTTGTTTGCGAGCTGCTTACTGGACATTTCCAGCGAGAAAACGGCCACCGGTTTCCCTGCTTCCGCTGCGTTGATCGCCATGGTGAGCGCATTCGAGGTCTTTCCCATCGCCGGGCGGGCAGCAAGGATGACCAGGTCGGACGGCTGCCAGCCGCCGGTAAGGTCGTCGAGCTTAGCGAAGCCGGAAGGGATTCCGGTGATTCCCCGATGTGGGGACCGTTGAGCCTCCTCGATGTCCTGAAGCGTGCTTTTCACAACGTCCACGTTCGATGATTCCTTCCGGGTCGATATCTGGGTCAGCAGTTCGTCCCGGTTGAAGTCAGCCGTGGCCATGGTGTCGAAAATATCTTCGGTATCGTTGTAACACGATTCGATGATGCGGGTGGACTGGATGATCATTTCACGCTGGACGTACTTTTGGGCTACTATCCTGGCGTGGTACTCGATGTTGGCTGACGACACAACCCGGTCGGTCAGCTGGGTCAGGTAGAACGGGCCCCCAACCGCTTCGAGGTTTCCGGACGCACGCAGCGCCTGGGTGACGGTAAGTAGGTCGATCGGTTCGCTGCTCAGCGACAACCTGCAGCATTCTTCGAAAATCAGCTGGTGCGCCTCGACGTAGAACATCTTCGGGGATAGGATATCCGCGATCTCGGTGATTGCGTCCCGCTCCGACATCACTGCACCAAGGACAGCTTCCTCCAGATCGACAGCTTGGGGCGGTATTTTGCCCAAACCGTGCTCAAATCCCTTTTCGCGTCGCTTCTCGTAGGTCTGGCTCATACGGTCACCTCCGGAATCAGCCCGAATTTCCGCTTCTGGGCATTTGTGAATGTCGTCGTGTCACGCCATTTCCCGTTGAGGAACAACCATTTCCCGCTGTTATCCGGTGGTCTGTTGGGGTTTTCCATATCGGTAGGCTTGTCGGCCGGACCGGAATTAAGGGTCTTGCCAAGCTCGAGCTGCCGACGGATCCACGACTGGCAATGGGATTTTGCTTCACGGATCGTCGTGTGGACTTTCCCCTGACCGCGGAGGAAAACGAAAAACTTCACAATCCATTTCGGGATATCGTCGGGATCGGTGATGCCGACGGATTTTCCGAGATCACCGTGCCAGATCTTCGCTGATATGAGTTCGGTTTCGAGTTCGTCGGTCGTGTACTGGTGCCATTGCGGTTTTGGTGGAGATGATGAACCTGAAATATCGTCGACGTTGTCACCTTCTTTGACGTAGTTTTCTTTTTCTTTACTTTCCTTTACTTTACTTTGTGTACTAATGTCTACATTAATCCTCTTTGTGGTGGGGTTTATGTCTACATTAATTCCGTTAAGCAACCAATAATGTACACATAAAATGTTTTTGCGTCTTTTACATGCTTCCAAGTACCGTTTTTGTATACCTTTACTGGTGAGTACGCTATGCTCCCGAAATATAGACTCATCAAAGAACCCATACCTAACAAGCTTGCCGACTACTTCATCGATAAGGTTTACTGACAACCCGCTCAAACGAGCAAGTTTGTTTTTCAAAAGCTCCGAGTACTCCACAAAATATCCGTTCCGGTATATTTCACAAAGCAGCCGCAGCGTGATTATCTCGCCTTTCACCGCGAACTCCCCCGAGATGGCCAACATCTTGTCGCTTTCAAAGATGTCAACGTCCAAAGGGAAATAATCCAATCCAGTTTTTTCCGGTCTTGCCATATTACCTTTTCAAAAATTTGTACCCTAAACATTTTTCCTGTTCTCCCTCGTAACTTACGAGAAGACATGCGCCAGGTCCCCTGAAAGACCTGTAGCATTTATCGGCCTTTTCCCGGTCGCTGAATCGCATCACCGGGAAACCTGCCGCTACCACTTTGAATGGCATTGCCTCGTCAATGAGTACCTTCCGCTTGGCCATTGATAGCTCCTTTCTTGATCATATCCATTTCCCCTTCCAGCCGGTCCATGATGCCGGAAATGGTTTCCGCAGGCAGCAGGCTGAAGAATGACAGCACCCGGTCAATTTCAGCGGCAAACTCATATTCCAGTTCATCCGGATCCTTCAATCTGAACCTCAATGAAAGGTTCTGCATAATTCCCCTTGCACCGGTGTAAATCTGCCGGTTAAAGTTTCGGAGAGTGTTGTCTTTCAGGTTTGCGTCAAAGAGATTGTTGCGCCAACGGTTTTCGGCCACCTGGGCTACGGTCGCGATCAGCTGGACATCTGTCAGGATGGATCGCACTTTCCTTTCTGTTAGTTCCTGCTTTCTCGCAGGTTTTGGTAGAATTGTGTTCATATCGTAAATCAATAAGATGACATCACACAGTGACCGTGCGACATTTTGTACTCTGTCAATTGATCGTCGCTCCAATCACCATATTCGGCAATAGCTTCCTTCAATATCTCGTCAAGCGTTTTACCCTCTCCTTTTACTCCGTGGTTTTCCGACCCTTTGCAAGCCCATTTGGTTAGCTTCCGTTTTTCGTAATGGGCCCACATTAAAAAGTCCCAGGGTTGAAATCGGTACATCCATAGTAGTTCCTGCTTAGTGATATACGGACAGAATCTACAGTTGCTCGGGAACGGAAGGACAAACCCCATTTGCTCCGTCTGTTCATGTATGTCCCACCTGGAAATAAGCTCGTCAACCAAGCAGTAACATTTCTCTATGCCCTCGCGGAACCAAAGAGGTATGGGATGCTTCCATTGTTTGTGCAAGGTACGTTGCATGCCTTTCATGGCTTTTTTAGACGGCTTCTTTATCCGTCTTTCTTCACCATGTGCAATACCGATAATGACACGAATCTTTCCGTTATCGCACGCAAATCGCTTGATGTAATGCTTTCCTTTCGTTGGTTTGTCACTGGAGTAGCCGTAATATTCCTGCGCGATATAGTGGTCAAGGAAATTGTATATCGGCTGTATTTTCAACTTATCCGTGCATGATCGCGAACCAGTCAACGACATGATGTTGTCGTTTCTTTGGTACTGGTGCTCCAACGATTTCCAAGTACGTGGGTGATAGGGCGACTGTGATAGGAAATAGAACTCTATTCCATGCTTGCGGCATAGGTCCTGAATGTAAAGGATGTGGTCGTATGTATAACGGTACTCGTTTCCGGTGTCCGAAAATACCACGATCAATTTGCCCTTAACATATTTGTCCCTGAACCACTTGAAAGTGATCATCATGTAGAGAATGAAGGAACTATCCTGACCAGCACCAAAAGAGAGTATTGTTAATCCGACCATCACTTTTCAATTTGTTTAACAAATAACTTTCTTTCAATACCCTCCATCATTAGAGATATTTTAAGGATTTCGCGCTTTTCCTCAGGCGTCAGCTCTCTCGGCGAATCATCTTCGGATTCATCTCTCCGCACATAGAGTTTGTTTTTCTGAACATATGCAGAGTAGAATATTCGAATCTGGTCTTGATAATCGGCATAATAAAAGGCGTGCTTAGCCATAACTTCCAGGAATTCCGCATCCGTAATTTTCTCAATGCCATAGCGCAACTTTCCGGGGATTCGAACCATTTTGTATTTATATTGAAACAGCCGAAAACCCCTTCCAACGACGCTCGATATCACTTGTCTAAGGAACTTCTCCTCCGTTGGATCCAGAAATAATTGGTGTGTTTTACGCTCGTCACCGGCAATCATTTCTATTGTAATATTGTGTCTCTCCATTAGGGACACGAGCATTTGCGTCGCGTTTTCCTTTTCACCCCCTACACCTCTGTCGGACAATGCTTTTAGTTTTTTGGCTAGCGATAGAACCTTTTCGTTAATGCTGTTCATGCTGCATCTCCTTTCATAAATGTCATCCAGATCGTAAGCCCACCCTTTCCGGATGTGTGGCCGAATAGAGGTTTGGCTGGCAATAGGTCCATTATTTGGTGTACGCGAATCTCTGATTGATTCCATTTGAAAATCAGTACACCGTCTGTTTTTAGCACACGCATACATTCCGCGAGCCCGTCGCGAATATCATCACGCCAGTGATAGCTTAGAACTCCGTACTTTTTAGCCATATATGCGTTTTGCCCTAATTTGCTGAGATGAGGAGGATCAAACACTACCAGATTAAAGGTTTCATCCTTAAAAGGCATCTGACAAAAATCCATTACAACGTCTGGATTTATTTCAAGCGTCCGGCCATCGCACAGGATATGTGTTTCGCTCCGTTTATCCGCGTACACGACATCCGGGTGGTTTCGATCAAACCACATCATCTTTCCGCCGCAAGTAGCATCGAGAACCCTCACGCAGTCCCCCTTTCTTCATGGGCATAGATTCCGCGTATACGGTCCATATTTCGGTTGACTAGATTAACAATCTGATTATGATACTCCGAAGGCTCATTGCGATAGCCTCTTGCTTGCACAACCTTCATTGCGGAGAGTGATACTTCGACAGTTTCTACCGGCTTTCCATTTACGCGGGCTGAAAGAACCAACGAGTCGTGCTTTCTGAAGTACTTGTTCGCATACACACAGTGGCTATGTATGTCGCCTTCTTCCATGAATTCTTTTATATGTTCCAGTACTTTAACCGATACCGAACCCTTTGAGAACTCGACACCAAAGAAAGCACGTTTGGACTTCTCGTATTCCATTTGGTATTTCTCAAGATCGATTCGTATCCGTTCGATTTCTCGACGCCGCTCCTGGTTCCGTTTTTTTGCAACCAGTCTATTATGGGCTACCTTGAGGTTCGGAGGGCAAACGTATTTGGGGTTCCGGAGATCTTTTCTGAAATACGACAAGAGATCGAGGTAGTCCAACCACGTTAACGCATCCTTAACCGTATACCGGTTGCGAATGCAGATCTTCACAGAATCCCAATAACGATTAACCATTCCCCGCCGGGAATTTGCCGCCTTAACCCTAAGTAGGCTATATTGACGTGCCTTGAGCAGTGTTTCAGCTCGTGAATCATTTACTATTGCGGTGAACAATTCGTACGCGGACAGACCGTGCAGACTTGATCTGAATCCATTACGAATGAATACTGGCAGGCAGCGAGATCCAGGAAGAACCCTCGTTGGGCATAGGTCGTACTTGTAACTGAATTGGTGCTTGTCCCGTATTTGAAAATCTCCGCTGAAACTATCCATGTTCCAATGAAGGTTTCGCTGGAGCCCAATCACTTCCAGGAGACGATCTTCCGTAAAAAATTGGTGGACTGCCTCAATAAAACAGATATTCGCTTTTTTGCCGGCCCTATGGTAGCTCCGTATTTCAAAAAGCCTCACAATCTGGATATCCTCCTGGACATCTAGAATGGCTAGCACTTCCCTTTGCTCCAACTTTTTTTTTCGCGTCACTTGGACGGTAAGCTTTCTGCCGCATGAACCGCATACACAATGGCGCTGCCCTATGTGTACCGTTCGCCATTCATGACCGCAATCCATACACGACGTTGTTTTGCTTGTTTGAAATGCTACATGTTGCAGGCATTTGTCTAGCGCCCAATCTTTTTGGGCGTTACTGACTCCCATGATCTGCCGGCTTATTCCATAAAGCCGGAACTGCTGTTTTGTTCTCGGTCTCATGTCTAAAATAATGATATCTGATTGGAGGGTGATTTGGATTTCTCAACTTTCCTAGTTGCGGCGGGAGATGCGGGGGCCTTCGATGTTTCACTGGGCCGGTTGGTAATAATCCGTACGTTCTTAACCGTCGATCCAAGCTTAATGTCATCCTCATCGTAATAATGTACCGCCATACTGAAAATCTCCTCGTCGGCAAATCCATTCCTACCACTGGCCTTGACGGTGTTAAGGATGTAGGTTATACAGTCATTTATATTCTTATTAGGCTTTTTAAGTGTTGCTGCAAATAACGGATCCGTTGAGGCCCTACTCTGCAGGTACTCTCCGATTATTTGAGTAAATGTTTCCGATCCTTTCATAACGTTGTTGCTGCGTTAAAAGTGGGCGGGTCATCCCCGCCCGGTTGTTTCTATTTTTCGATGATCACGATATCCGGTGCTATTTTCTCTATAGCCTCTAGAACTTCGTCGATGGCGCCGTCCCGGATCTCCTCCAGTGTGTCATTTGCTTCCGGCGAAACGAGCGTGCATGTGAGGTCATCCGGATTGAAGTAAACCTCGACTTCAAATGTTTCCTTTGGCATGCCTTTGAAAATGGGCATAACCAATTTGAATCGTTCAGGCACGTTTGATTCAACGGTCTGCTGGAGCAACACCTTACGGTTACCGCGGTCGTCATTGTTTTTCTCCATATCCTTCTCCACTTTGGCCTTGAAATTCTTCAAAGCCGAAACCAACTCCATGGCCTGCTGGCGATTCTCGAAAGAGCTGCGGTTCATCTTGATGAGCTCAGCCATTTCGAAAGTCGTGACGTAATTGCCGCTGTTGACACCGAATTTCTTGAAAGTGGGGTGTTCAGAGATCAGACCGATCACCTTGCCCTGTTCGTAGGCATTATCTTCGTCAAAAACGAGCTCTATGTAAAGTTTCTCCCGGTTGACAAGGATATGAGCCTTTTTCTGGTTAATCTCCGACACCCGCTTTTGCAGGAAACGGAACGGGCTATCGATGATGCCGCCTATCGTTACTTTCAACGGTTCCAGTGCCGGCAGCGCCTTGCCTTCACGGATGATCAGTTCGCAGGTCTTTGTAGCATTGAATGGCGTATTGTCGGTGATTTCCAATACCGCCTCCTTAATGATCTCGCTTTTTACTTCTTTGTCCATTTTTTCAATGTATTGGGTTAAATAATCAGATTAGTCTTCCGTGCCGTTACGCAGGGCAAACAGTCCTCGCTGGCGCTCTTCCGGAGCTATGGGCCGGGATTCAATAAGGTCACCTATTGCGTTGTAGTACTCGACGCGTCCATGTTCATGATCGATGAACTTGAAACACTCCTCGGAAACCAGCATCGCCTTTTGCTTGATGTTTTTAAGCAGGGATTTCTTTTCAGTTTTCAGCGGATCGAATTTGGCTTTCAACTGAACCGCCAGCGCCTTCTTTTCATCCTCGATGTCGTCCATCTCGATGGACACGGTAGAAAGCCTGTTTTTCATGGCGACAATCTCCTCCTCGGTGAATTGTTTCATGTAGCTCATCCGCTCCGGGGCGTCGCAGTTGTCCCGGAGAAATCCCTCGCGTTCTCGGAGGGGTAAATGCTCGGCAATGTTCTTTTTCATTGTTGCTGTGATTATTGATAAAACTTTAGATGTGACAATCGTAAACCGACAACAGGGTGTCGCCGGGAAGTGAATCGATCAACTTATTGAATTCGGCATTCCAGTCGTTTGGATCCTTTTCATCCGATACAATACCCCACCATCCCATTTCACCTTTCTCATGCCACTTGCCATCCTTTATGACTGCAAATGTGGCAACGGCATTATCGGATGCACGTTGACCGAACTGTTCCGCTGTACACTGGTATTCGTCCAAATTGAGGAAGGCCAATAGTTGCTTGATTCCTTCGTCGCCGCCCTTGCGCAGGTCGTTCAACCTAACCATAGCGTCTTGACTGTGGTAAATAGCCCTCTTTTCGTCAAGATTTTTTGCTTGGTCAGAAAGAATATCGCTCCACAAGTGGTCAAGTTTAGGAATCTCGCCACCGAAAGCGTTAGCTATCTTGACGTACCTGTCAATAGCTTTTTCACGAGCCTCTTCGCGCATGCCATCTAAATCGATGTCTTTCAAACACGCCTGGTCAGTGTAGCCGGGCTTTGCAGCCGAAGAAAATAATCCGGGACTTCCTGACTTACCGGAGGCAC